GCAGGCCCATGCCATGCGAGAACATGGAGGGGCCGCTCTCCGGATTCTGTCCAGCCGGAGAACCGGCGAGAGCATCGTTCTTGAAGGTTACCAGCGGCCCGTCAAATGCGGTGATAGCCATTCTAATTCATCCCCGAAAAACCGAGGCCCATGTATGAGGCGGGTGCACGCCAATCTTGATCGGGCTCAACATGAGCGAATTCTCCGTGCAGTTCTTTCGCCTTGGCTTGGTAAGCATCACGCGCCGCCTTGGCGGTCGTGAAATACCCAAGGTAAAAGCGCTGCCCCTTGTTATGGATGCGCGCCACGAAACCAGGACCATGCGGCATCACTCCGCGGTACGGCGCGATACGCCGCTTTACTGATTTCTTGTTGGCCGAATTTTGAGCACGAGTGGCGATGCGCAGATTAGCGATGACATTGTTTTTCCGGTCGCCGTCGGCGTGGTCGAGACTGCCTTCCGGCCAATCCCCATACACATACAGCCATGCCAAGCGATGGGCAGAGTGAAGAACGCCGTCCACCTTGATCTTGACGTAACCATTCCAACTCAGACCGCCAGCGATCCTGCCATTCATCTTTGGTCCGGCGCGCGTCCCCAAATCATCCCGCCAACGAAACTCGCCAGACTTCATGTCGTAAACGAGAAGATCGCGTAACCGCTCGTAAGTAAGCATGTGACCGCTCCATGGTTGGTTATCTCTAACCCACCCTAGCGCAATTGCCACCAAACGCCAAGGAGAATGCGTTTGATGGACAATTTTATGTTCGTTTTCGGTCACGGACGATTTCTCTTTAAATATCAAGAGGTTGGGGTCTGTCCAGCGAGCGACCTGGGATCATTAAAGCCGAATATATATCTTTCATATCCTTTGACAAGAAGGTTATCCGTGATGTTATCTACCCACATATCCATCTCGTAAGGAATGCGCTGCATCAGGATCAGGCCTTCGATGTTCGTGGTCAGGAACCACGCGAAGGAGCTGGTCAGGAAGTCGAGGACGATGTGGCCCTCTGGCAGACCGCCGGAGAGTGTCAGGATGGCGTTGACATCGTTTGCGGCCGTTCCTGGACGCAGTTCCGTCTTGGTAAGACGAATGGCGACCGCTTCGAGTTGCGGCGGCACCACAAGGCGCCGCGCGCGGGACAGAACGCGCAGGCCGGCTTCGTTCACGAAGTTGGTGCGCACCGCCGTCATCTGCGATAGCAGCGATGATTCATTCAGGCTGAGTGCGGTGGACGATGTGTTCGACCACGTGCCGGCATCGTAAGGATGCGCGGTGGACAGGAGTGCCTGCCCGTCACCAACCTGAGACGAATTGTAGGTCGTCGCCGTGTTCAGGATGTTAGCGCCCTGAATTTCCTTGAACTGGGCGAAGGCTTCCTGAAGCTTCAGATTCGTCGGATTGAACTGGGCTTTGTAGAGGTTATCGTCGATCGCCTTGCGGGTGATCGCATAGCCAAGAGCAATTTCCTGATGGATGAAGTTCCAGATAAACCGCTCGCCGGCATTGTTGTCGAACTGGGTGGCCGCGCCCTCGTCCTTGAGGTACGGCAGACCCATGAAGCGCATCTGAGTGCTGCGCTCGACGGCCATGTTTGAGTTGCGCGTGGTGAAGACCTTATCCCACTGGCGCGGGATCATGTCATACGAGCCACGAACGTCGAACAGGCCGGGGAGAAGTTCGCTGCGGATATTTGCGAGTGCGATAGGCATGGTCTAGTGCCCCGTCTGGCCGGCGCGATAATCGACGTTGTTGAACGTGATGATCGCTTGATTGTAGGGGTTGGCGTTGTCGGTGCCGTTCGTGCCGCTCGGCGCTTGCGTCGAGAGCAGGTTCACCAGACGGAACGGATAAGTCGCTGTGGTCCCGATGTGACCTGAATCCAGGGTATATCCCGAGAATCCACCTCCCGTTGTCTGGCCGGCAGCAACGACAAATCCGACGTTGGAATTGATCTGAGCCTGCGTGATTGCCGTATTGCTCGCCTGCGCCTTGAACAGGGCACCAGGAGCGTTGATGATGTAGGCGGTGGCAGTCTGTGCCGCAGGCACATACGGTCGCCACTGGGTCACGCCAGAGGCGTCGGTGTACTGACATCCCTGGAAGATGCCGTTCACCGTGCCGGATGCCGTTGCATCACAGGCAATGATATAGCCACTGGCAAAGGTGACGGGATCGCCGTTGTAAATCGCCGTAGCGTTGGATGCCACGACCATCTTGGCTTGCAACTGATAGTCGGGTGCATAGCCGGGGAGGAACCCGATATGCTGAAAACCCATGTAGCCCGTTGTGTTCGTCATTATAGACAAGCTCCGAGTGGGCTTATCCGGGGGCGGGCACCGCTTGGGATTTGGCCGTTAAGTCTCTTGCGGCTTGCAAGAGAGCCAAGTCGCAGCATGGGCTCCATGCTTTGACTTCGAGTTCAATCGGCTCCGGCCCGGAACCGACAAACAGCGGAGAGCAAATCAGTCTGCTCACATCCGTTACTATCACATCTGGCAGAGATTCATATTCGCGTCAAGCGCCATTTTCGCGCCAGATACCAACGATATTCCGGTTGGCAGAAATATGAGGCGCGTCCCGGAAGAAATCGTCAGGCTTCTTTGGATCGACCACACGAAGTTCTGTGTTATGGGTCGCCGCGTCGGTCAGCTCGGCGATGAACACCGCATCAGACGAGGCTACAACCCGGTAGCGGTTTTGCTCGATGAGGGTCGCCGGCCATGCATGGTCCCAAAGGCCACGCGCCTGCGGATGCTCTGCAAAAAATCCGTAGTCTCGCGCATTGAGCCGCGCGAAAAACACGGTTGGCTGGAGGTGGCTGACAGCGTGAAGCTGAATGCCGATCCGCCGTATAGCAATGCCCGTGTGATAGGTGTTAGCGCGCTCTTTCGAGACATCGGCGTCAATCCAGGACTGGTGAAGCGTGCGCATGGCGAGAGAAACAAGCGACTGGTTATCTAATTCGCTTGCAGACACTGCTGCCAGAAACTTGTCGCGATCCACCCGCACATGCGGGCTCGCAACGCAGACATTCTGCTCTCCGGCTATCGCGAGAAGATTGGCCAGCGAGCCATCGCCCCAGAAACAATCCGGGTTGACGATGACCAGCGCGGCATCCTCACGCACGCACCGGCCGACTTCCTCGATGAATGCGCAGTTCTGCGTATCGTAGGTATTTTCCGAGAGCGGCAGGACGTGTGGTTCTACGGCTCCCAGACACGCAGAGATTGCTGCGACACGCCACATGGATTCCGCATCGCTGTACACCGACACGACTGCACCAGGCGGTATTGCTGCCTTGTTGCGAGTCTGGGTCAAAGATCGAACGGCGATACGCTCGTAGAGGTCGGCGTGCGCAGTACCGTAACAGATGACGAAGAACCTTAGCTTCATGCGGCAGCCGCAATAGGCGGCTTGTCAGAAATCAACAAGCGCGAGTACACCCTGAAGGCCATACAGCGAGCATCTCCTTCACTTATTGGATATTCTTCAAGTGATGGACGAATCCGCCAATAGACAGTCCCTATCTTGTTAGCCGCATAGAGCTTAATGGACTCCAACCACCAATGCGCCGCTAATTCTTCTGACGTGTATAACCCAAGTTCGGCTGGTCCCCCTTCTCTCTGCGGACTTAACGCACCAGCGCAGATAACTTCATATGGTTCCCCAGTCTGACTTCTTGCTGAGGGTAATCCCTCAACAACCACACGGCCTCGTTCAAATTCGGCAACCGCTTCTGCCAGCGTCATGGCTATGCAGCCGGATCGATCGGCAGTTGCGGACGCGGAATATCCGATGCCGGCGCATAGGTGCGGCTGGTTCCCTGTCTCTCCATGCGGTGAAGATTTGGATTATCCCGCGAGAAGCCATCCGGCATTTTCTGCGTCAGGCCGAGCTGCTCCTGCTGGTCCCGCATCTGTCGGTCTGCCTTCATCCTCTCTTCCCGGCGCGCTTCCAGCGTCAGGATCAAAGGCCGCTCCTCCAGCCTCTGTCCATCGCGGAGTATATCCCCGTTCTCGGGATAGTTGGCCGGCATGAACATGCCCTTGTGCCTTCCCGCAGGAACGGGACGCCAGCCGTTCTCAGCCATTGCCAGCGTCATAGCGGTCTGCGCCTGACCCAAAACCTCGATGACATTCCATTGGTAGTCCCAATTTTTGGGAACAATCTCCGGTGGAATGTGAAAGATATCAGTGGATACCGGACGCTTACGAGTGAGGATTTCCCCATCGCGTCCTAACGCTTCAGCAGCTCCAGGCCTTGCTATCTGGCGTGGCGATTCCTGCACTGGCGCCATCTGCAAGGCATCTACTGCATCAGGCTTCGGTTGACGTGGACCGCGTGGCTTGCCAGACGGCCAACCTCTCTTAGAAACTGGCTTTATCGGCGATGTCGTTTCATCTGAATCGGTCATAACCTATCTCCTAAGCGGCTCTGGCAAATTGCCCAAACAATGTTGTGGCGGCTTGCCAATAAGCCGCCGATGCTTCCTGCTTTGTTTTGTACCTGCCGAGAAAGCGCGACTTCTTATCCTTTTTGATAAAAGCCGCCCACAAACCACGTTCCTTGTCCCACGATACGCCCTTAGAGCCAGACTTGTTGCGCTCGTCGCATCGCTTATTCGCAAGATTTTGCGATCGACTCGCCTCACGCAAATTGACTATGCGATTATCTGCTCGACCTCTGTTGATGTGATCAACATCAGCGACTGGCCATTCTCCATAAACATAAAACCAAGCAAGGCGATGGGCTCGGAACAACCTTCCATCAATATTAATCAGGACATAGCCTGAAGGAGCCACACAGCCAGCGATTGATCCAACTACCTTGCTTCCCTTAGTCACTTTCCATTGAAATACGCCCAAGGTAGCCTCATAGGAGAGCACTTCCGTAAGACGGGAATGCGTCAAATTGGAGTAGATATCAGCAGTTCCGTGCATCCGCTCATCCCTTGCGGATGGGGGCGGACATTTCGATTTCGTCGGTCATGTGATGCTCCTCACTGCTCAGTGTAATTGCGGTCGTAGCGACCTTCTTTAGTCATGGATGATTTGCGTCTGGCGTATTCTTTCAGCCCGACCGGCTGGCCCTTAACCGCGCCAACTTTCGGATCGGATGTATTCCACACGACCGAACCGTCCGTCGCCGCCCTTTGCTCACCAGGCGTAAGCTTTACCAGCGTTGGACTGGTTGCTCCCCCGGTTGGCGTCGTTTCACGTGAAACTGGAGCTGCCGGCATTGATTGCGTCCTTCGCTCTGATTGCTGTCCACCGTTTGCCGCGCCGTTCGACTTGGCCGCCGCCTTCAATCCTAAATCTTGTTCGCAAAAATCGAAGTAGGCATCGCTGTCTATAACGAAGCCAGCCTTTATCGCTTTGTTATGTGCGAGATTTGCTTCGGCATTCAACACCTGGTCGGTCACATACGTAGGGTGATCGCGTAGCCATTTCTGAGCCCGAGGCGTGGCATTGGAAATGGCGGCTTCAAATGGATCAGCCGTGGTCTGCCGTGTCGTAGGTGCATCTACGGGAGGAATTGTCTTACGCGCCTCGAAATCCGCCTTGCCTTCTTCAAGTCGTCCGATGCGCGCTTCCGCTTTCGCCATCTTGCGACCGGAATCGGACGCCTTGGCAAAATCTCCGGCCTCGAACGCTGCCTGTTGCTCCCGCTGGTAATTGTCGGCTTCAGCCTGCGCGGCGGCGATGGCATTCTCAAGAACCGAAACGTTACTCTCAGTCAGTTCGGTCCTGACTTTGGTTACCTCTTCGATGCGTTTGGCGGCTTCCTGTTTGGCAGCCAACGCTTCGGCTCTTGCCGTATCGCCCGCAACCCGCTCGCGTTCCTGCGAGGCAGTGATATCAGCCAACTGCTTCTTGAGATTGGCAATCGGCTCATCAACAGTTACAGGAGCAACGTCAACAGTCGTTTCGGTTTTCTCCGTGACAACCGGCTCGGCATCAACGGGAATCTCAACAACAAGATCAACATCCGGCATGGATGGATTCTCCTTTATGCCATCGCTTTAAGCGTTTGTTTGCTGGTTAACAATAATGGCGTGGGAACAACTCCCTTGATGCTCCGGTCATCGATCAGACGGACTGACACGCCGTTCAGATGAAATTCCCACGCATCGGAATATTTGAACATGGCCCATTCGCCAACCTCAACCGTCTGGCCTTTCCAGTCGATGTTAAGCTCGGGGTCGTTCTGGAAGGCCCACGGGCCAAGCTTCAACACTAATCCAAGAGTGCCCATGTAGAGCGATTCCTGAATGTAACTTTGCGGCTTGATGATGTTTCCAGCAGTCTTTTCCGGCTCGATGTAGGTGCCTACCAGAACCTGCTGGCCCATAACTCTGAACGAATCCACGGCCGAGCCCAATGCGTCAAGCAAAGCTTGCTTGGGATCATTCGATCCGCTCAACCTCATTAGTGAAGATGGCATCGTTGCCGGCATTATCTACTTTCCCTGGTTGATGTCAGATTCTATTGCGGCGCACATTTCAGCCACGTCCTGCAGCGCATTGAGCCGACCGCAAACGCGCTTGTAGTCAAGATGATCGAGTGCACCTGAAGCCAGCGTATGCGTCTGGCTATGGATTTCATCATCCAGACGCTTGGCAAGACGGCGGTGGAATTGTGTGTCGAGAGAGTTCACTACGGACGCTTGCTCCGCTTCTGTAACGCAATCTTCTGCTCGCGGCCCTGTTCAACACCCGCGCCTGCGCGCATGGCTGGACCCATGCCGAATGCCTCGACCGGACCACCCTTAGCATAGGTGATCGGCTTGCCGCGACCCAATCCGCTTTGGTCGTTCTTGCCGTCCGTATGCTGCACATGCGTACCGTTGCGCAGACCTTCTTTCCATGCCGCGCCATCAGCAACCTTGCCGCCTTTGGCAAAGGTGCGTCCGCCGCGACTGTGGGGACCGAGTGCCATACCGGGCGGCATACCTTGGGGGAGGCCAGAGGGCATGCCGCCCGGAGGAGCGCCAGCACCCGGAGGCATCATCGGCGGATGCGGCGGCATTACGGGAGGCATCGGCATTGCACCGCCTCCAGCAGGCATCATAGGCGCTCCTGCGCCACCATGCTGCGGTGCAACGATGACGTTGACGTGGGTTGAGCCTTTGGTTTTCTTGACCGAGCCACCGCGGGCATATCGATCCAGACGACCGCCGGCTTTCTTGCCGGCAATCTTGAGCGCACCGGGCTTGACCATGCCTTTGACCATCTTGCGGTCTTCGGCCTCGTCGGAATGAACGCCGCCGCCAGATGCGTAGCCTTTGGTCAACGCGCTAACGCGACTGTGCTCAACTTTATGCTGACGGTGCTCTTGCATGGGATGGGCCATCTTAGGCTCCTATGGTGAACCGCTGGACGGGGTTTCCGGTGGCGGTTGGGTCAAAGCGTTGTGCAAATCCATAATGCGATTGTGGGCGGAATCGGTCGCCGCCAGAACATGCTGCTGATTGGCCTGGTCGGCATTGCTGCCATGAACAACCAGGCTCTCGGCCAGCTTCATGGTTTCGACGTTCTCTTTCGACTGACGATCGGCCTGTGAATTCTGCAACTCTGCCGCTGCCGCCTGAGCCTGCAATGCGTTCTTCTGCTGTCCAGTCTGAGCTTGCAGCAATTTTGCCTGAGCCGCAATCTGGTTCGGATCGGGTGGCTGCTGTGCGTTCGGATCGGGCGGGGGCAGAAACAGCGAATCCCCATCGTCCAGTTTGATCATTGCCAGCACGCGCTTGTTCAACGCGCGCTTGTCGTAAAGCCCCGGATAAAGCTGATCCAACTGCACGACTGCCATGGCTTTCATCAGCCGATGCATATGGGATGGCGTATTCGGATCGGCCACCGGGATCAATTCGCAATTGGCAAGAGCCGCCAGAAACGTTTCTTCGGTCCACTGAGATTTGTTGGCCGTATCGTGCCGCCAGAAAGCCTCCGGGTCTTCCTTGAACCGCTCCTTCAGTAACTGGAATTCTTCAGCTTGTGCGTGATGCAATCCCTTGTGAACTGCGCCCTCAACCTTGGTCGCCTGTTCAATCAATGCCAGCGTCGTGCCAACGGGAGCGTCCTGCTTGCCTTCTCCGATTGGAAGATT